CAAACGCCTGGTGGAGCGGTGGGTCAAAGACGTTCTCGCAACGCCGGCAGACAAGATAATGCACAACGCTGCCTACGACCTCGGCTGGCTCCGCGCCACAGGATTCGAAGTAAACGGCACGATCTACGACACCATGCTGGCCGCGCCACTGCTGGACGAGAACCGCTTTGCGTACAGCTTGAACAGCCTGGGCTTTGACTACCTCAAGGAGATCAAGTCCGAGCAGGGCCTGAAGGAGTCGGCCTCTGACTTTGGCGTGCACCCCAAGAAGGAGCTGTGGAAGCTGCCGGCCATGCACGTGGGCGATTATGCTGAGCAGGACGCTGCGCTTACGCTTAAGCTGTGGCATCACTTCAAGGCCCTGCTGGCCAAAGACGAGGTCGAGTCGATCTTTGCGCTCGAAACAGAGGTGCTTCCGGTGCTGGTGGACATCACGCTTAAGGGCATCAACTTTGACCGCGCCAAGTGCGAGACGCACATGCGCGACATGCGCGCCAAAGAGAAGGAAATCTTGCAGTTCTTGAAGAGCCAGGCAGGCATGCAGGTGGACATTTGGGCTGCCCAATCCATCGCAGCCGCTTTTGACCGCATGGGTGTGCAGTACCCTAAGACAGCCGCTGGCGCGCCAAGCTTTACCAAGAGCTTCTTGGACACGCACGAGCACCCCATGGCCAAGATGATCTTGGAGGCCCGTGAGCTGAACAAGACCCACGGCACGTTCTTGGAGCCCTACCTCAAGCACAGCGCCAAGGACGGGCGGGTGCACACGCACTTCAACCAGATGCGCAACGAGGACGGGGGCACCGTCACAGGTCGCCTTTCTGCGGCCAGCCCCAACCTCCAGCAGGTGCCCGCTCGCCACGAGATCATCGGCCCTATGGTGCGAGGCTTGTTTCTCCCGGAAGAGGGCGACATGTGGGCGGCCAATGACTTCAGCTCCCAAGAGCCCCGCCTCCTGGTGCACTACGCCACCCTGCTGGGCCTGCCCGGCGCGGAGAAGATGGCGCAGGCCTACCGCGACAACCCCGACACGGACTTCCACCAGATGGTCGCCGACATGGCCGGCATCAAGCGCAAGGCTGCCAAGACGATCGGCCTGGGCCTGATGTACGGCATGGGCAAAGCAAAGCTCGCGCAGCAGTTGGACCTGCCCATGGACGAGGCCAGCGAGCTGATCGCCACGTTCCACAGCAAGGTCCCATTCCTCAAAGGCACCGTGGACGCTGTCATGAAGCGCATCGAGCATCCGTCGTCTGGCGGGTCAATCCGCACGCTGCTGGGCCGCAAGTGCCGGTTCCCCCTGTGGGAGCCTGTGGAGTGGGGCGTCAACAAGGCGCTGCCGCACGAGCAGGCAATCATTGCCTACGGCTCACGGATCAAGCGCAGCGGCACGTACAAGGGCCTAAACCGCCTGATCCAGGGCTCGGCCGCAGACCAGACTAAAGCAGGCATGGTGGCGCTGCACAAGGCAGGCTTCAACCTGATCTTGCAGGTGCACGACGAAGTAGCGCTGTCCGTCAGGAACAAGGAAGAGGCGCGTGAGGCAGCCAACCTGATGGCCACTGCAGTGAATCTCGAAGTCCCCTCTCGCGTTGACGTTGAGACTGGACCGAGCTGGGGTTCCGCTGCATAATTAATCCGGGACAATAGCAGTTGCCCCTTCTTGCAAAGACTTTAAGCCGGGGCTTGTCCCTGGCTCTTTTTTGATAAACTGATACGCCACATAGAAAGGAGAATTAAATGCCAGAAGATACCAAGCCGCCCGTACCCTACGTGCGTAAAAAGCGTGGCCGCCCAAAGAAGGTTGGCAGACCAAAGATACGAAGAGAACCTGACCGCGCCTCGCCCTCCATGCGCAGCGGAGCACGCTATAAAACCATCACTGTCAACGAGGAGACCTATTACATCCTCAAGGAACTGTCTGCCTTCTACAAGGTGGCCATTGGGGTGTACATCTACAGCCTGGTCCTCCCAGCGTTTGACCATGCCTACCAAGAATCTATAACGCTGCAGCGCATTGATGAAAACAGAAAGAAAGCCAAAGATGAAACACCAAATACAAACGACGTTCCCCGTCGAACTCACTTTTGAAATGCTGCCGCCTCTGATGGTAGAGGGTGTGGAACTGCCCGCGCAGATTGACATCACCAAGGCCCTGCTCACCATCGTGGGGCCAGGCGGCAAGCCGCGTCAGGTGGACATCTTGAAGACCTTCAGCGAGGATCAGATCATGCTGTGGGAAGACCAGATTGTGGACTCCTACTTTGAAGACGATGATGAGGAGTGACCATGGAACTACGAGAGGAACTGCGTGCAGTCAAGGACATCTACCCTGCGATAGCAGACCTGCTTGAAGAGGCGGCCACTCGCATTGAAGACCAGCGTCAATGGCGTCACGCCTGGTTAAAAGCAGAAAATAAAGTAGAGTTGTTGACAAGTGAATTGAGTATGCTAAGATCGGCTCGTCTCCACAGAAAGCAGAAAGAGTTCAATGACTGAATTACACACAACCAAGGCCGACAAGGTCTTCAAAGAACTTGCCGCAAGCGGTAAGTACGTTAACACCGGCAAGGTGTTGATTGGCGTGTCGTGCGAGCCCCGTCCACGCATCCTGTCATACGGAGAGGAACGCATTCAACGTGCGCTGCTCAAGGGCCACGGATCACGGATCACGGCAGGCACCTGGGGCTATATGGCCCTGGTAGCCACAGCGACTGTGGCCACTCTGGTGGCGTGCAGCGTATGAGAAAGCGCAGCAAGTACCGGCCTAAGCCCGTGCTCCAAAGCCCGATGGATTACATCCTCTCTGGCTTCAAACCTGTGCGCGATCTGCCAGGAATTTACCTTGATGCGCAGTTGAAAAACCGCACCGCCTTGGAACAGGTCCGTAAGGGCCTGGCCGTCAAGGAAGACATCGACATGCTGATCGGGGCTTTCAACATCACTGAGGCCTTGGCCATGAGCGGCATGGGCCGCGACTGGATGGACGAGATCAGACAGGGACAGGACGCGCTGCTGGAGTTGTCCCGCAGAGGCGTTGCAAGAGGCATGAGGTTCATCATGACAGCCAAAGAGTGGGAAAAGCTCAAGGTGGTGATGGACCTGCATGAGGAGCAGCTGGCAACCGCCACTGTTCACGACATCGAGAAGGCGCACGACTTTGTCTACAAGGTAATTGCCCAGGGCAGAGCGCGCGCCATTGTTCAAACCATGAAGGAAGAAACATGACCAAGTCAGACAAAATCAGAGAGTATTTCCGCAAGCACCCCGATGCTGCAGTGGCCAAGGTGGCTGCCAAGTTTGAGGCCTCGCTGCCCATGACTTACAAGATGCGTGGCCAGGTGGCGGCGGAGTGGAAGCCGCCAGAGGTGTTGCCGGTGCCTGGTCTTGGCCGCAAGATCACCCTGAGCAGGGCCCAGATTGAGATCGCGCAAAAGCTGGGCCTAGACCCGAAGGAATACGTCAGGGCCGGGCTGGAAGAAGGCTTGCTGCAGTACGACGACGAGCGAGAGGTCGTGGCCGAAGAAACGGGCATCGACGAGACGTTGAACGAGCGCGCCCAGGACTACGGCAAGTTCAAGGACGGCGCTGCACTGATGCAGGGCATCAAACGACTGCTCGCGGACCACGCGCGTGTGCATGACAAGACATTCGCCGATGACCAGTGGGAAGCCCTGGAGATGATCGTCCACAAGATGGCCCGCATCGTCAACGGCAACCCCGACAAGGTGGACAGCTGGACAGACATCGCCGGCTACGCCACACTGGTCGCTGACCGCTTGCAGGGGAATGCGCGATGAGCAACGCAGCGGGCTTTGTCTTAATGATCTGGGTCGCAGCCGCATGGCTCACCCACGTGGTGGCATCTATTCAGACAGCGAAGTGGTTACTGCTGTTGGTTGGGGCCATCTTCTTCCCCGTTGGCTGCGTGCACGGCACGGGCATCTGGTTTGGGGTGTTCTGATGTTCCACGTGCCTGAAAAGTTCCGCGTCAAGCTCTCTGGTTATCCAGAGGGCGACGCCACCAACGGGGCCTTTGTGGTCAAGCTCAAGCACGCTCAGAATGTGTTCGTCATCGCAAGTGACGGCGCAGGCTGGGAGCATGTGAGCGTCAGCCGCAAGGACCGCTGCCCGACCTGGGAAGAGATGTGCCAGGTGAAGAACCTGTTCTGGGGCGACGAAGATGTCGTCATGCAGTTCCACGTCCCTTCAAAGGACCACGTCAACAACCACCCCTACTGCCTGCACCTGTGGCGGCCAGAGGGTACCAACGTGCTGCGCCCTGAGTCCATCATGGTGGGCTTTAGAAATCCTTGAAAGTACTTGACAGG